TGTTCAAGTCACCTACAAGTATCGCGGCGTTTCTTACACTAAAACGGTAGTCCGTTAAAGCGGCATTGGGAGGTGCAAACCCTCCCTTACCAATTGGCGTTGGCCCTTACGAGGACACCCTTCGCCGTCTAGACGGTGGGATAGACCACAAAATAATTTAATTTTCCAAACGTTTGGGAGCAAGTCTTAATTACCTTACTCCTTTAAAATGGCATTCCAATCTTCGGTTAACCCCGCTCAGCTTACTCAGCTGGGTCAGGCTAACCTTACGGGTGATACCCGTGCTCTTTACCTTAAGCTATTCTCTGGCGAGATGTTTAAGGGTTTTCAAAACAACACTATCGCTCGTGACTTGATCATGAAGCGTACCCTGAAGAACGGCAAGTCTCTGCAGTTCATCTTCACGGGTCGCACCAAGTCCGAGTTCCATACTCCTGGCAACAGCATCCTGGGTGATAGCAATGGTGCACCCCCGGTGGCTGAGAAGACCATCACCGTTGATGACCTTCTGATCTCCAGTGCATTCGTGTACGAACTGGATGAAGTTCTCAGCCATTACGACCTGCGTAGCGAGATCTCTCGTAAGATCGGTTATGCTCTGGCTGAAAAGTATGACCGTCTTGCCTTCCGTGCTATCGCTCGCGGTGCACGTCAGGCTAGCCCTGTGTCTGCTACTGGCTATGAAGAGCCCGGCGGTACTCAGATCCGTGTTGGTACTTCTGCTAACGAATCTGATGCTTACTCCTCCACTGCTCTGGTGTCTGCTTTCTATGACGCAGCTGCAGCTATGGATGAGAAGGGTGTCTCTGGTGATGGCCGTGTTGCCGTCCTGAACCCCCGTCAGTACTATGAACTGATCCAAGCTGTTGGTACCAATGGTCTGATCAACCGTGATGCTCAAGGTTCTGCACTGCAGAGCGGTCAGGGCATCATCGAGATCGCCGGTATCAAGATCTACAAGTCCATGAACATTCCGTTCCTGGGTAAGTATGGTACCAAGTACGGCGGCACCACTGGCGTGACCGATCCTGGTAACACCGGTGACTTCGTTGAAGTGGCTCTTGAAGATGCTTCGACTGCTCAAACTGGTATCAACAACGACTACGGTCTTGCTACTGAAGTCGGTTCGACCTCTTGCGGTCTGATCTTCCAGAAGGAAGCAGCCGGTATGGTTGAAGCTATTGGTCCTCAGGTGCAAGTCACCAGCGGCGATGTGTCCGTCATCTACCAAGGTGATGTGATGCTGGGTCGTCTGGCTTGCGGCTGTGACTACCTGAACCCTGCTGCAGCTGTTGAGCTGTACGTGGGTGCTTCTGCTCCTACCGCTTTCTGATAATTTTATATCGTTTTACGGGAGCTCCTTCGGGGGCTCCTTTTTTTTAATTCCTTATTGAGAATAAGAATCAAATGCCTTACTCGACTACTGGCTCCAACACTGAGCTACAAGCTGTTAATCAGATCCTGGCGTCAGTTGGTCAGGCTCCTGTAAATTCTCTTGAGACTGAAGAAACTTTTGTACTAGAAAAGACTGATAGTTTTGTAGGATCAATTAGTGGTACTACATTGACTACGGAAACCTCTGGTATTGCAGTCGGTACCTTTATCTCTGGTACTGGTGTAACTGCTAATACCTCTATTGCTACTGCAGGTGTTGCCCAAGGCACGACTCCTGAGACGTATAACTACACGGTTAACATCTCTCAGACTGTAGGTAGCACTACGATGCTCAAGTCTATTGTTTCTTACAAAGTTGAAAACCAAACCAACCCGGAAGTTGCGATTGCATACAACACTCTTAAAGAGGTTTGTCGGGAAGTCCAATCAGAAGGCTGGTCTTTCAATAGGGAACGTAACTACACTGCTATTCAACCAGACAGTACTAACAAAGTACAGATTCCAAACAACGTTATCCAGATTGATCTCAGTCAGGATTACGTAGCTAACCTAGGACGTAATGCAGTTAACCGTGGTGGTTACCTGTACGATACTATCAAGCACACTGATGTGTGGGATAGTGATGAAACACTTTACCTGGATGTGGTGTGGGAATATGACTATACTTATCTTCCTCAACCTATCCAAGCTTATGTCGTAGCACGTGCTGCAGCTATTGTCTCTAGCCGAGTCGTTGGTGATCCTAACCAATATCAAATGCTGCAACAGAAGGAAGCGTATGCAAGGGCTATGGCTCTTGAGTACGAATGCAATCAAAATGATCTGACTTATTTCGGTGATCCTCAAGAGGGTAACTACTATAAGAGCTACAATCCATTTAATGCACTGATTCGATAATGCCCGCAGTAACTCAACTGACACCTAATTTTCTTGGTGGTGTCTCCAAACAAAATGACGACAAGAAACTAGAAGGTCAGGTATCTGAGTGTATTAACGGGTATCCTGATCCCACCTACGGTCTACTGAAAAGACCGGGAATGAAGTTTATCGAACAACTTAAGGACGCTGGTGGTACACCGTTTAACAAGACTGCTCTTGACGGTGCCATCTGGTTCTCAATTGATAGAGGTGAAGCCACGTCTTATGTCGGTGCTATTAAAGGTACTAACATCTACATCTGGAAAAAAGATGGTACGTGGTGTACAGTTACTAACACTGGCACAAGCTATCTAACTGGTACTACTGCTAACGATTACCACTTCCGTAGTATCCAAGACGTTACTGTTATTACTAACCGTACCGTTACCACTGCTATGCAAGCAGCTGGTAGCTATGTAGCTGACTCTGTAGCTACCCTTAAGCTACTGACTCTTGTAGCTACGTATGACTACACTGTAACTATTCAAGGAGTTACTACTACTGTCACTGCACAGAATACATCAACGTTTGATGACATGTTGTTGTACGACTCAGGACATGTCAACACAAGTCATGATTTAGTAGACGCTATTAAAGCTACCATTGAAGCGCAGCACACAGCTAGTAACGCTGACTTTGCAGGTACGTGGTGTCTTGAAGGTTACACTAATAGCCTTGTTATCAAACGATTTAGCGGTACTAATCAGGTACTGACTGACTACGAAAACACTAATGGTACGTTTACTGGCACTGCTGTAGCGTTTACCATTGAAGCAAAAGGTGGTCTGAATAACGACTCTTTGGAAGTGTTTGAGGATGAAGTAACTGACGTTGCTAAACTACCTATTGAATCCTTCCACGGTCATCACGTCACCATCCTTAACAGTGACTCTGCTGCTGATGATTACTACGTAGAGTATGTAGCTTACAACACTCAAAAGGGTAGGGGCTACTGGAAAGAAACCAGGGCACGTGATGTGTCTCCTGGTATTGATGCAGCTACCATGCCGCATGAACTGGCGAACACTGGTCCAACTACGTTTACCTTTGGTCCGCTAACTAGTGCACAACTCAAAGGTAGGGAAGCAGGTGATACTGTTACCAACCCTGACCCCTCATTTATTGGGAAAAAAATTACATCGACTTTCTTCTACAACAACCGTTTTGGTGTGTTGGCTGAAGACAATATTATCTTCGGTGTAGCTAACGACTCCTATAACTTCTTCTCTCGTTCAGCATTGACTCAGGTTGACTCTGATCCTATTGACTTGAACGTGTCTAGTGTGCGTCCTGTTAAGCTGATTGACGTTCTGCCTTCACCCCAAGGTCTTACCTTGTTTAGTGAGCGCCAACAGTTCCAGGTGTTCTCCACTGACACCAGTATCCTGACTCCCAGTAACTCTGTGGTACGAGCTATCTCTAACTATGAGATGGATCCTAACATCTCTCCTGTGGATGTAGGTACTAGTGCTATGTTCCTGAGTCAGGTGTCTAGCTACAGTAAGGTGTTCTCCATTCAACTACAAGACGTTGAACAGAACCCTGTTGTGGTTGACATCAGTAAGGCAGTGTTGGAGTGGATTCCTAACACGATTGATAACATTGTTGTTAGTCCTCAAAACTCTTTGGTCGTCCTTGTAGACCGTGGTTCATCGTACTTGTACCTGTTCCGTTTCTACAACAACGGTCAAGAGAATCTATTCCAAGCGTGGACGAAATGGAAACTGACTGGTACAATCCAAGACGCTACCATTCTAAACGATGAAGTGGTGATCATTTCTCAACACGAGGATGAGTACACTATCCAAACCATCACACTCGATGAGCTGCCCACAGGAGCCGTCACAGCAACGTCTACCAGCACGGACGGTAGTACATGCCTAGACTACGTTGCAAGGCCCACCAAGCCGCACACAAGTGTCGATGCAGTGGTATATGATGCCAACAATGACATCACTAAAATCTATACACCCTACACCCCCTTCTCTGCTACAGAAGCTACAGTGTTGCTAGTCAGTCCTGCTACGGATGAAGGCTACACTGTACAAGCTACTCCTAAAGTAGAGAGTGGTACTAACTATAACTACCTGGAAGCTCAAGGGGATCTCACCTCTTTTGCTAGCGGTATTGTTATTGGGTACAAGTATGAGTTTGAAGTAACACTTCCTACCTTCTACTTCAGAAGGAATGAGACCACTACTGACTTTACTGCTAACCTCACTATCTCCAGGGTCAAAGTGTCTGCTGGTAGAACCGGTGCACTGACGTTCAAGAGTCGTTTAGGTAGCAGCAGGGAGTGGACTGAGATTAAAGAAGTCACTGCTATGGATAACTACGGTGCTAATGATGTGCCTGTAGAGCCTAACTTCTTATTCATCGTACCTATCCATCAACGTAATACTAATTTTGAACTTAAAGTGACAAGTGATTTTCCATACCCTGTATCGTTGGTGTCGATGATGTGGGAGGGTAACTATTCACCACGATTCTATAGGAGGGCTTAAGGATGGCATTACCTGCTATTTTTGCTGGTATTAGTGCAGTAACTGCTATTGCTGGTGGTATTTCTGGTAGCATCAGTGCTAGCAAAAGAAACCAACAAGCTCAAGCTAATGCTGATGCCCAAAGAGCTGCTGCTCAACGTTCAGCCAATGCTCAGAACGAATATAACCAAGCAGTATTTGAAGCTGAAAAACAAAACTATTATAACTTCCGTAAGTACGAATATGAAACTGCGGTAAGAAGTTGGCAGTATAATCAGAGTCTTCAAGATTATCAGTACCTTCAAGCAGTTGATCAATACAGTGCTTCAATTGATAACACACGTAATCAGCTGACCTATAATAACATTGCAGCTATTCAAGCACGTGAAGCTGAGCAGGCTGCCCTTAATGAGATTATGTCAGAAGATGCCTTTACTCGTGAAGGGTTGCTGGTGGATCAACTGAAAGCTGAAGGTAAAGCTGGTCTTGGTCAAGCTGGACGCTCTAGGACTAAAGCTCTTCAATCTTCTCTTGCAGAGATGGGGCGTAACACTGCTGTCATGGATGCTAGTTTGTCTAGTTCTGTGGAACAGATGCAGCGTAACATGCGTGATATTGGTCTTCGTAAGTACGGTGCTGATGAACAAGCACGTGCAGCTATGATGATTCAACCTGAGATGCTGCCTGATATTCCTGCTCCTACTATGGCACCAGAGCGTATCTTTGTTGAACCTCTGGAAGTACAAGCTCAGTATGTAGCAGATCCTATTAAACAAGACACATTGTCACCAATCCTTGGCGGTATTAGTGGTGCATTCGGAAGTTTGTCACAGATAAAACCGGGTAATCCTGGTGTTCCGCCGCCGACTGGAGGATCTTCAATACCTTCGTTTAACGCAAGTAGCGTAAAATTCAACCCACAAGCATACAGTATGGGTGGTTCTTTTCTTTAATTAACTATGGCACGAGCACAATACAGAAGAGCCGCTCAGCCTGGTGGGTTTAAACCAGTCCAAGTGGGTGGCCAAAATATCGCCCGAATGAGGGAAGAAAGCTCCCGAGTTGCAGAGGGGATGCGTAATGCACGTAATGCTGAGATCGAAGATCGCAAGCGTACCCTTGCTGCAATGCAAGAGGATGCTGCATACACTCGCCGGGCAGAAGAAAAAAATGCAGGCATTCGTACAAGGAATGCTGAAAATGAATTAAGACAGTTACAATCAGAGGCAGCAGTAGCAGAACAACAGTTTGCTGTAGATCAAAAAGCTGCTGCTTCTATGTTTGAAAGCGTAGCTTCTATCAGTGCAACCGCTGGTAAGAAACTGAAGGAACTTGAAGACCAACGGTTTGAAGAAGATCGTCAACGGGCTATCATGGAGTTTGATCCGAACTCCTTTAGCAATGCTAATCAAGTTGCAGGTGAAGCTAACCTTCAAGCTGATGAAGAGTTACGTCAAGGTGCACTGGATGGTGTACTGATTAACGGTGGTAACCCCTTGGCAGTTGCACAAGCACGTGCAATGAGTCCTGGTTACCGCTATGGTTTGGCACAAGCTCAGGCTAACTATCTTCTAACTACTGTTTACAGTCAAGAGCTACAGAAAGCACGGATGGAGAACATTGATTCTCTAGCAACTGCTGCTGATAATGCTGAGTTCTTGGTCCGTTTTAAACGTGATTTCCTGCAACGTAACGATCTTCTTAGGTACAAACCTGAGATGATCCGTGATGGTCTTACTGCGGTTCAGCAGCTGCACCAAGGTATTCTCACTAAAGCTAGGACGTTTGAAGAGAAGAACCTCTATCAAATGATGGAGGATAATCATAAAACTACTCTCACTCAAAACCCCGGTGCTTTCAACCAAAACATTCTACCTGCTTTCCGTGCTTGGGCTCGTAACCCACACAAAGGTGGTTTTGAATATGCGTTGAAGCAGTACGAAGACTTTGTAACGACTAGAAATCCTGACGGTTCTTACATGTTTTCTATGGAGCAGTTAGGTCAAGCTGTTCTGAAAGAAGGTGGTAAATCGTTTGCAGAGGAGTATCCCGGACGTTTTGCTGCTATGAAAGCACGGCGTTACAACAGCACTATTGATTATGAACGTACTCAAAACAATCTTGATACGTTAGCATATCAAAAAGATTTGGAACGTATTACTACAGGTCTTGTCTCAGACCCTTCTAAAGCTAATGCTGCAAAAGCTATTGAGTTTTTCCGCAAAGAATATCCAAGTCGTCCTGTACCCCAAGTTCTGACTGACATCAGTAAAAACTACACTTACGATGCAATAGAAAAGGCAAAAGCGGTACAAAAATTTGAATCTATTCCAGACGGTTTTATCACTCAACAGGCAGTTGATACATTAAAAGGTATTGACTACAATGCAGGTAAAGCTTTAGAACAACGGTTTGCTGCTCAAGAACGTAAGTATAATTCTGGTGTCTTTAAAGAGTACTCAGATGCCTTTAAAACTACTGCTAACGGTGTAACTGCTTTTGGCTCTAATAAGCCTAATAATGCAACTAGTATTTTCCTGCAAACTCACATGAGGGCGGAGTACCGGCTGCGAGTTGATCGTGCAGTGGCTCAAGGTGACGACTTTAATACAGCCGCAGCCCGAATTGCTAAAGATATTGAAGATGAGGTAACGGAGAAAAAAGGTAAGTTTAGGCAAGAACGTCCAGAGCCTGGTCGTCCTCCTGTTTACCCTGAGTTGATGAAGCAGCCTGAAAGTGCAGAAGCACGTCAAGCTGAAGCAAAACGGCGCTATGATGAAATCCGTTCTAGTATTGTTGAACATGGTCTTGAGACAACCTTAGAAAGAAAGGGGTCTATTATCCGTTCAAAAGAAGAAGCAGAGGCACTACGTGCTAAGATGATGAAACCTGGGTTTACTGTACCTAGTATTTTCAAAGCTATTGCAGGTTACACTAATGGTTATGACACAATGGTCATGATCAATAAGCAGCTTGAAGCTCAAGGTGTTTCTCCAGTTCCCCCGCCGCCTTCTCTTGATCACGTTGATAAAAACGTAAGTCCTTCGTTTAAAGCTTTGTTGTACAAAACTCCTAGTTTTAACCGCTCTTCCCGGGCTTTAGGTAGTGCCAATATGTTTACACCTGCTATTGTTCCTCAAAACCTTGGACCGACCATTCAACAAGAATCCCAAGCTGCTGGGGTTAATCCTTCCTACACTGCTGCTTTGTTTGAAGTTAGTGGTAACTACACCTCAGACATGCCTGTCAACTACGCTACTCGTCTAAAAGAAACAGGTAGTCCTGTAGCTGCTGCTATTTCCTTCTTTGCTGACCAGGGTTACACCGGTCAAGCACTGATGAATAAGCAAAAAGAGTTTGCTATTGCCATGTATAAATATGGTGGTGGTATTGAGGCGTTGAACATGATACGCCGTGGTGGCTTTACTGAAAAAACAGTTCAGCTTGTTCACGGTAATGAAGCTATGAAGGCTTATAGAGGTGGAGCGGATGGTAATGCTGTGTTTTATGATGAACCGCTTCACAGTGGTGCTAACGAACACGTACACGCTCAACTGAAAACTAAAGAAGATGTAGCTGCTTTGGAACAAAAAGCTTCTACAACTATCGATCCTTTTAGTGGTAAACCTTATCGGATTACAAGTAAGCTGAGACCGGGCGATCCTGGTGCACATGGCTCTGGTCTTGCACTAGATATTGCCCCTCCTGTTAATTTACCTGTAGAGCATGAGCCTGCTTGGTATCATGAGTTCTTTAGGCAAATGGGTATGAACCCCTTTAAAATTAAGTAACTAAACTATGGAATACGATCCTACAGAGATGTATAGGGTCGATCCTGGAGAAACGGAACTTACTGATGAGTTCCAAGCTGAGATGGAGCTTGAGCGGCAGGCTAAACAAGTACAAGCTGCTCAAGCCGATCCTACAGTTCCAGGAGAGACTACCCCTACGGGGGGACAACCTAGTACAACTCAACAACCTACGCCACCTACGGGTAGCGAAAAAGAACAACAGTTCCCCTGGGAAGAAGGTTACGATCTTGGTGACTACGCTCGTCAAACCGCAGAAGGTGCATTCGCTGCTCCAGCTGGTATGCTTGACTTTGGTGTAGATGTCATTAACAAAGTTAGTGGTCAAGATTTCCAAAAACTCCCAGAGTTTCAAACAGATCATTTTCAAGCACTCCGACAAATCTCTTCAGTTGTCCTACCTACTCTTGGTCTAACTAGGCTTGGTTTGGGTGGTGGTGCTGCAGCTCATGGGCGTATCGGCTGGAGTTTAGGCAACAACGCTTTTGTTAGAGCTGTTTCGACTCTTGGTGTAGAGACTGCTGCTGGTGTCACTGTTGGCGCAGTTAGCAGTGAATACACGGAAGACAACCTTACTGGTTCGTTGAAACAAGCGTGGCCTAAAACTTGGGATTTTATTCCTGATTGGTTAGCTACTCTGAAAGACGATGCGCCTGACTTGAAGCGTAAGAAGAATATGTACGAAGACGTTGGTATGGGTACTATTACCAACCTTGCTCAAGGTATGGTTAAACTTGGTAAATCCATGGCTAACGCTGCTAGCAGTCTTCGTAAATCTAATCGTCTAGTTGGTGAAACTCCTCAAGCCCGTGCTTGGTTGGAAGGTAACACTCCTAAAGCTCTTTCTGATGATCCTGAAGAAGCAGTGCTTCAAGCAGCTGTTAAACAGGAAGATGCGTTGGATGAAATTGGTTACTACAACATGAGTGAAAATCCAAACATGGATGTACCTCTTAAAGGTGTGCATGACATGTTTGATTACAGTGAACTTGGTGTTCGTACTGTAGATGATTTTGGTGTTGTTGGCGCAGCTATTGACCAAGCACGTATCGCTAAAAACCTTGATACTGTTGATGGTCGTATTGGCAATATGATCTCCGAACCTGCTCTTAAGTACGCTCTCCGTAGTGGTGAGAATGCTCAAGACATTGTTCTGGGTCTTGCTGATCAGCTCCATCAAGCTGGTCGTATTGGGATGGAAGGTGCTAACTGGAAAGTTTCGTTTGATGATGTAATTGATGCAAACGAAGATCTCGCTATCCAGTTGTTTGATCCTCGCATGAGTAAAACTGAAGTACGGCAAATCCTTGAACCGTACATGACTCGTGATGCCTCTGGTAAAGAGATCCTTGCAGAAGAAGGGTTTGCTATGGCTGCTAAGGCTCTTCGTGGCTTTGGTAGTGAACTTACCAGCATGGACGTTGCACGTGCTCAGTCGCTGCTTGCAGGTTCTTTGTCTGGACGTATTGCTGACCTTGCAGAAGGTAGCCGTCTGATGGAAGGTACTGCAGGTGTTGAAGCTGCACAGGAAAAGGTTATTGATTTGATGCAATACCTTACTCAACTATCTGGTTCTGCTAAGTACTACAAGAATCGTAAAGCTAATCTAATTCAATTTATTGCAAACGGATTCAAAAACATTGAAGGTTATAATGCTGCGTCTGTTGAGCAGGCTGGCGAAGTAGCTAAGAAAGTGTTTGAAGATTCTCAGCGGTTTGCCAATACTTTGAGACAGATTGCCTACAACCAACCACGGTTGATGGATGAGTTCTTGATGGCTTATGAGGTTACTGATGGTAATATTGATACCATCGTTAAGATGAATAACTGGATCTCAGGTCAAACTCTTGATTTGGGTAAAGCATTCATTAACCTCAACCCTGAAGTAGAAAACAAACTAGTTTCTGGTGTGTGGTCTACTATTTATAACGGTATGCTGTCTGCATTCGTTACTCCTATCCAAGCAATGGTTGGTAACTTTGGTGGAATCATTTCTCAACCAGTTTCTCACTTTGCTGGTGCTATGCTGGACGCAGATTTTAAAGCAGTTCAACGTGGTTGGATCGCCTATACTTCTATGGGTGAGACTTTGAAGCGGGCATTACCTTATGCTGGAAGTTTGTTTATGAAAGCTTCTAGGGAACCTGATTCTGTCCGTAGTGCAACTAGGCTTGATTTGCTTCTTCAATCTGAAAAGCAAATGGAGTTTCTTCGTACTTCTGCACGTAGACAAGCAGCCGAAGGTAATGAAGGTCTACAGTACATTGTAAACCAAATTGAGATGTTGAATGACCTGGCTAAGGATCCTGTCCTTCGCTTTGGTCCTAATGCTATGACGGCACTTGACGGATTCACTGGTGTGTTTAATGCATCAGCTGAAGCTCGTTTCCGTGCTATGGATGAGCTAGTTAGTTCTGGTCAACCTGTTACTAAAAAGACTGTCAAACCTATTGCTGATAAGTATTATAAGCAAATGTTTGATGAAAACGGTATGATCAAAGACGAAGCGGTTAGGTACGCTACCAATGAGATGGCGCTTAACCTTGATACTCCGTTGGCTTCTGGGCTTAGCGGTATGATTCAACGTCTTCCTGGTCTACGTCCGTTCATGTTCTTCCCAACTGTGGGAATGAATGTGATTGATATGGGTGGTAAATACAATCCGTTGTGGACACCTTTCCAGCGTGATGTTAACGAGTTGGCTCACGTTAAGCTAGAAGATCTGCTAGGCAACGAAGCACGTATCGATGAGATGCTAAGTGCACGTGGTATTGACGTTAACAGTCTCGATCCCATTGCTAAACAGAATAAGATTGCTGATCTTAAATACACCACTCGTGGACGTAAAGCAATCGCTGGTTTGACCGTAGCTAGTACTATTGGTCTGGTTATGAATGATCGGATCACTGGTGATGGTCTTTACGACAAAGAAGCACAACGTAACCGTGCCAAACAAACTGGTTGGAAGAAGCGTTCCGTTAAAGGTTTAGATGGTAAGTACTACTCTTATGAGTGGATGGGTCCGTTGGCTGATTGGATTGCCTTTACCGTTAACGTTGTTGATAACTTTGACATGCTTGGTGAAGCAATGACTGAAAAGTTTTTGGAGAAATCAACCTTTGTGTTGGGTGCTGCTCTAACTGATCGTACTGCTTTGTCTACACTACGTCCGTTGGTTGAAATGGCAGCTGGCAATGGCTTTGAAGCTATGCGTTGGTCTGCTGGTTTTGTCAACAGTTTGGCACCTTTGTCTGGTCAACGGCGTGAATGGTCCCGTATCTTTAGTGAAGGCATGAGGGAAGTTGATAATGATTTTATGAGCTACCTGGAAAATGCTAATAGCTTTATGGGCGAACTGGATCCCAGTAACCGTAATCCTTACGTTTACAGTCCTGTAAGTGGTAAGAAAGCAAACGGTTATGGATTCCTACAACGTTTGTACAACGCTTATTCTCCGTTGAAAATTCATGATGGTCAAACGGATGAAGAAAGATTCTTGCAAGAAATAGAGTATGATGTCTCTACTTCGTTTAAAACCAAAGATGGTGTTAAACTGACTCGGGATGAACGGTCTGAACTCTTCCGTATTATGGGAGAAGATCAGATCTTTGCAGGCTCTATTCGTGAAATCATGAAAGATGCTGGTGACTGGGATAGTATCGCTAAACTTAGAAAGCTTCGTAGACTTCCCAACCTTACTACTTCCGATGAAGTGCCTCTTAAAAAATGGCATGATATTCATGTCCGGTTGAACGAAGCTCAACGTGCTGCTGAAGCCTTTGCTTATTCTCGTCTTGATGCTGATATGTTTGCTGCAATTCAGTTGCGTCAGGAAGAGAAACTTTTGAAAGAACAAGGTGCAGTACGTGGTGAACCTTATGAACCTAATTACCGTAAGTAAACCTTAACAAACATAAACCATGGCAACAACTGAAATTGAATACGTAGGGTTAGCTGATGGAGTTGATGGTATTGAGACCGACTTCTCTTTTCCCTTTCCCTATCTAAAAATTGAACACGTTAAAGCTAGTATTGACGCTGTAGGTACTACTGCATTTACAATTGATCCTGCTAATCCTACTGTTGTAAGTTTTACTTCCGCTCCTACTTCAGGTTCTACTGTACGGATCTTCCGCCAAACTCCTACTACAGCAACACCTTCTGTTTTCTTCTCAGGTTCAGCTATTCGTTCAAGTGATTTGAATGATAACTTTGACCAAATCTTGTATATTATGCAAGAGAAGGAACAAGGTCTGCAGGACATCATTCAAGGTGGTATTGCTGATGGTAGTGTCGGTACTGCTAAACTAGCTGATGATTCTGTTACGTCAGACAAACTGCGTGATGACGCCAGTGTTGACGGTAACCGTGCAGTAACGACTAATCACATCCGTGACGGTGCAGTTACTACGTTGAAGATTGCAGATAGTAATGTAACGACTGCTAAAATTGCAGACGCTAACGTCACTACTGCAAAGATTGCTGATGCTAACGTTACCACTGCTAAGATTGCAGATGATGCGGTAACTGGCGCTAAACTTGCTGATGGTGCTGCTGTTAAAGGTGTCGCTGTTGACCAGACTAGTTACGCTGGTACCAGTCCTATCACTGTTAGCGAACCTACCACAGATAACAAACAGATTGACATTGCTAGCACTAGTAATGCTTATGGTGTCCGTCATGTGTCTGCTTCTCTTCCTACTTCTGGTGACGGCAACAACGGTGACATTTGGTATGTGACTTGATATGGCTAGTACACACATTAAAAGTGGAGGCAGTTGGTCTGAAGCCAACGAAATCTACATTAAACAATCAGGCATTTGGGAAGAAGTAACCACTGCTTGGTATAAAAGTGGTGGTACTTGGTCAAGAATCTTTGGTAACGACAAGGTAGACGTTGAATATCTTGTTGTTGCCGGAGGCGGTGGTGGAGGTGGTCATGCTAATGGTGACCCTTCTGGAGGCGGTGGAGGTGCTGGTGGTTACCGGACTAATGTGTCTGGTCAAACCTCTGGTCAGAACTCTACCGCTGAAGCTGCACTTAGTCTTACTGTTGCTACTTCTTACAACGTAACTGTTGGGGGAGGAGGTTCTGGTGGTTCTACTGGCAGTAACGGTAGTAATAGCATTTTTGCTACTATTACCTCTACTGGTGGAGGTGGTGGAGCATATCAAGGTAACAACGGTTTAGCTGGTGGTTCAGGTGGTGGTGCTGGTGGTGGTGCCAATGCACGTAATGGTGGTTCTGGTACTGCTAACCAAGGTCACGATGGTGGCGATCACAACCCTCCTACTGCTGGAAACGGCGGTGGAGGCGGTGGTGGTGCCGGAGAAGATCCTGGTAATAGCACTCCTGGTGGAGATGGTCTATCTAATAACATCACTGGCACTGCTGTCTTTAGAGGCGGTGGTGGTGGTTCTTACACTGGTTCCGGCGGTATTGGCGGTGGTGGAGATGGTTCAGCTAACTGGGGTGTTGCTCCAGGTGCTGGTACTGTAAACACTGGTGGTGGTGGCGGTGGAGCAGGTAAAACTGCTTCTACGTTCCCCAACTCTCAAACCCGTGGGGGCGCTTCTGGTGGTTCTGGTATCGTTATTATTCGTGTACCTAACCTGTTTAACGCCACTTTCTCTGCTGGACTTACTTCTACTGTAGACAGCTCTAGTGTCACTGGCTATAACATTTATGCAGTTACTGCTGGTACTGGTACTGTTTCTTTCGCTTACGCATAACTATGGCACACTACGCATTTATTGATGAAAACAATGTAGTTGTCAATGTTATTGTTGGTAACGATGAAGGACAAGGAACTGATTGGGAACAACACTACGGTGAAGTGACTGGTCTTACTTGTAAACGTACTAGCTACAATACTTTTGGCAACACACACCCTAATAACACACCCTACCGTAAGAACTATGCTGGTGTGGGTTATACCTACAACGAAACGTTAGATGGTTTTATCCCACCTGCAACATACCCTTCGTGGATTCTTAATGAAGACACTTGTCAATGGGAAGCTCCCATTCCTTATCCAACAGATGGGGAGTATTACGTGTGGGATGAAGACACCGTAAGTTGGGTACTTAGTAACTAATTCTTTTTTAAAAACAATGCTTGTACAAGATATTGCGGGTCTTTACATCCCGTCTCATGACTACGTTGCTCTCACTTACGTTGCTTCTGGTAACGGTGCT